AAACCAAATTTCCGGGAATGATTTGAACGCTCGTGGGAGTTGACATTCTTATACTTTAATAACATAAAAAACATCTTTGCAAACGACGAATAGGTCGTTTGGAGAGAATGTATATTTAATATCCAAAGTTGACTACATCACCTGTTCCTGCCGGACGTTCTATAGATGTAAGTTTTCCATCTGATTCATGTGAAATATACTCTACGAAAATGGAATATTTTCCATGTTGCCCATCACCGGTAGATGGGATAGGCGTGGAAGGTTTGATCGTAATCTCATTACCAGTTGTCACAACTTCCGAACTCCATGGATTTGTACTCGCATTTCCAAAAATGGACATAGGCCCCATAGCTATATGTGTACCAGAAGAAGCGCCACCACCTCTCTTACCACCAGCTATATCCAGAATCATAGTACTGACCTCTTCAAATTCATCATCGAAAAGTTGTGCTATAATTTTTGCGTAAAATGAGTGATGTGTAAAAGTTAATGTTACCGTAGCATCTAATATGCTTGTACCCTTGTTAAGATCATTTTTATGACTATATGTTTTTTTAGATACACTTCCCGAATTTGTCACGAGACCTCCTTCTATGTATACATTACCGGTTGTGTATATGTTTCCACTCGCTTGTATGACATTTGAATGGGAATCATCTAATATTAAATTTCCAACCGATACATTACCGGTAGTGGTTAAAGTACCTTGAATATGAACATCTAAATCTTCATCCGTTTTTATATTAACTTCAGTTTCATTTGTAGCTGTAGTCGTGGTATAACATAAAGTATACTTACCCTCATCTTCGTCAAAAAATGCCGCGACGTTTGAAGAACCCTGGGGTCGAGACATGACATGACCCAGATCCATCGTTATATCAGATGCTATGTTTCCATGACCGAGTTCGATGAGTCCATCTTTGAACACTGTATTCTCAACTGAAATATTAGCTATTTGCCCCGCAGACGTTATATTTCCAGTGACGACGAGATCTCCGGAGACATTTAAATCACCGCCAGCACTTGGATTTGCACCCGAGAGACCAGATAAGGTCATAGGTATTTGAGTTCTAAAAAGTTGTTTCGTGCTTTGATTATACGCCACGAATGTATTAGTCGTCGCTTGTGCACCATCTTCGGCAAAATTGGTAGCTATTTCTAAAGGTGTCAGGTAAAAGCCACTCGCTTTCGTTGCGTCGATCTTATCATTACTCGCGTTAATGACGACAGAGTTGTCAGCCTGATCTTCTCTACAATTCTTACCGAAGCGAAGCTCCGTGGCACCACCGACGGTACTCAAGTTCTTCGGCATTTAATATTACTCCTGATTTTAATTTGCGTACATGAGTCCCGCACACCCATTATTCACTCTGAGTATGTTATAATTTACTGCGTATATAGGATCAATCAAAGGTCTGGATTCGCTATGTATTTTAACACTATCGAGTCGACTGAAGTTTAAGCTACCCGTAGGCTGTAGGGAACTTGTATTTAGACAGAAACAATGTACAAAACAATCTGGGGATGTCACGAAATTTGTATGATAATAGCTCTGCACGTCTACGAAATGTGGTTTCGCCCATTTATAAATACCTATATCTGTTCCATTAATACTAATTTTAATTTTATTATCTATGGAAGTTAGTGTACTTTCCATATTTGTATTTGAGCATGCGATATATTTTACTGGATGGTTAAAAATAAGTTCTTGGGTTAATTCGCTAGAAGCTATATTTTTTTGAACTTGTGTTATCAAAATATCGTGAGTACGAGAAGCCATTATTCCACGCTCTTCGTTATCCAAATAATAATAATTTGAATACGCTTCTACGTTATAGTTTCCCGCATTTGGACCCCAATAAATCCGTAATTCAACGTGATGATATTGTAAAGATACGAGAGGAATCGCGGATTGAGGCCCTTCGCAAAAGAAAAACCGCAAAGGGTAAAAATAAGACCGAGCAGATGCACCGGGGTGTACACCGTTAGAACTCTTACTCACATTCTGTGCGTTCATATCAATAGCAATTTTTTCGGTATAATTATGATCTTGAATATCAATAACTTGACCCCCAATTAATAATTCTACCTTATTCACGACTTCGCCCCAGTCTTGTAAATCAACAGCCTGGGTACCATCGTCTATGGTAAAATATGTGTATCCTAAGAGGTCTCCAGTTCGGTCGAACCGAATAGACGACATGGAATTACCATTCACAGATCCTTGTATCGTTTGTTTTTCGATAGACTGTGAAAAGTTAGAATGCCTTTTAAAGGTGGACGTAAAAAACGATATCTCAGGTTCACCCATGATGTGTTCATCTTGGGCACCTAGAGCTATTAATTGTACGATTCCAGAAGACATACTTATTATTATAAAGTATTTTTAAATTAACGAGTATGCGACGCTCTGGAATCTAACATCCTAAATTTTTATTTTTACAAACAAATTTGAAAACTAAAACCGAAGCTGTCATAACAGCTGGATCTCCGTTTTCTCTATCCAAATTAAAAGTTAAACGACTTAACTTTCGAATAGGGTTATGATAATATTGGCTTATGGGATATTCATTTTTGAATGAAATTACTTTAACTGCGGTTGCAGTTGAAGCTCCAGTGAGAGAAACGTGAGGTCCGACCACGGTTCCGAAAACTCCGTTTAAGTGGTTGTCGTCAGACGAGTCTAGATCAGCTTTCGCACGCTGTGAAAAGAAGGTTCGAAGTTCCTCAATACCTATGTGAATAGCTGTCTGTGCTGAATCGCCGGAAGTAAACACGGCCGAAACTAATTGAGCCTGGATGACATTATCCAAAGGTGTAGGTAAATGTACCACAAAATCGGGGCCAGCACTATCAACTACGACGGTGTGAATTTCATGATTAATATCTGAAAGAATTGGCTGAGCTGCCATTTATATTAACTCAGATTAAAGTCTAGGCAAGTCCGATGCCGTCGACAATCTTGTAATTGGCGTGATCACTGACCAACTTACCACCACCGCACACACCACCAGTGCTGGTAGAGTAAACGCTGTTGCCGAGGCACTCCTCAGTCGATGGGAGGTTATGAATGGATTCCTCAGAAACGGGGGTGACCGTGACTGGGGTGGGCTGGAACATGCTGGTCTTGGGAGGGTAGAAAAAGGACAGGACCAATAAAAGGGCGAGAACGATGAGGATGGTTCGTATGGTTCGGCGGTTAACGCTGTTAAATTTCATTTATAGTCTACTGACATTTTTTTATAAAGTGCGTTAAAGAGAAAAGATTAGTTTCAATATAGAGAGTAATGGACGGTGAAATCACTCTCGATCGAGGAGGTTCTATCATGAAACTCGACGACAGTGAACAGGCTGTACTTGACGAAATTCAATTAGATTTTCCCAAGCCTCAAGTTATGCATCGGCCTGGAAACGCTTCGCAGATTCATAAAGCACCACCCCGTAAACATGTAGCTTTTCAGGAAGATATGGATACGTTCGCTAATCCTATGAAACAAAATGATCCACCCCCACCGAAAATGGATGAACCGATAGATTACGGGGAATACGATGGCGGAGAGCAACAAGAGTCGTACGATTATAGTGGTCCCATGGATGAGCAGGAAGAAAAGCCATCTCCCGGATATAAGACGGTCGATGAGGAAAAGGCCGATCTCGTGAATAAGCTCGGACGTTTGGAAAAGCGTGGTTTTACCATTAATAAGCGATTAAACGTTTATTCCCCCGTAGATGAACTCAGAACCGAGGTTAAGCGTATTACGTACAGCATAGATGTAGATAAATCTATCAAATTTTCTAGACGAATGCTCATCGCATGTGTGACTGGTCTCGAGTTTATGAATAAACGCTACAACCCATTCGAGCTTCAACTCGATGGTTGGAGTGAGAATATCATGGAAAATCAAGATGATTACGATGAGGTTTTCGAGGAACTATACGTGAAATACCGAACGAAGATGCACGTCGCCCCAGAGGTTAAACTCATAATGATGCTCGGAGGTTCGGCGATGATGTTCCATCTTACCAATTCTATGTTCAAATCGGTCATGCCCAACGTGAACGATGTCATGAAGCAGAACCCCGGATTGGTTGATAATATGATGAGTGCTGTGCAAAACACTATGACGAACCAGCCGCCCGCATCTTCACCATCAGGGGGTCGTCATGAAATGAAGGGTCCCGGACTTGACATTTCGAGCCTAATGGGAAATATCATGATGCCACCCGCGCAAGCCATGAACACCACGAATTTGATACCCCGACCTCCGGTAGATTTGGAAGAGGATGACGATATATCTGATATTGTTTCCGCGAAAGATCCAGAAGAGACTGAAGATGGGGATGTCAAGGAGGTAAAGGTCGGTCCAGCAAAGACCACGAAGGGTAGGCCTCGTAAGAAGAAGGTTGAAATAAATTTATAAATATACTATAAATGATAGGCTATTGTCCGATCGACTTTGATGAGCCGTTCGGACCTCCACAGCCTCCACCTATTAAACAGGAGGTAGTCGTGAAGCAAAAAGCTCAGCCCGTCGTCGATGAAACAACAGAGTGCAACTATGTCGTCATGTTTTTCATCGTCGGGGTTATCGCGTTAGCCGCGATGGATTCTATTAAGAAGTAAACTTGTTTTACCCATTTTAGTCGTATGCCTAAAATGTGCGAAACAATCACGAATTTTCCAAATCCGAAACGCGTTCCAGTAGGGCATGGTACGCTCGTTCCATGACTAATATTCGTTCTTGTAAATTTAACGTTTTTAATTTTTCGCGATCTACGTCAGTTTGGAGGGTTGCCACCTTCTCCTTTTCTATGGCGACGTCTGATTGGAGGGTTGCCACCTTCTCCTTTTCTACGGCGACGTCTGATTGGAGGGTTGCCACCTTCTCCTTTTCTATTGTGAGATCTGATTGGAGGGTTGTGAGATCTGATTGGAGGGTTGCCACCTTCTCCTTTTCTATGGTGAGATCTGATTGGAGGGTTGCCACCTTAACAATTTCTGGTTGATGACGGTTATGTAAATCTTTTATACCTTGGAGACATACACCTATAAAAGTGTTATAATTTAATGAATAAATATCTTCGGCTGATGGCCCAGGATCTTTCACGGTAAATTCTAGGTAAGGTATTTTCTTTATATCTTGAGCTATTAAACCTATTTCCCAATTCCAATCTTTATCTTCGGTACCTACGTCTCCAGTATAATCTTCGGTATATTTTATTTGAGTTTTCTTATATTTATAAGGATTTAATTGATTTATCAACTCTAAACAATTAGGTATTTCTTCTTCAAAATGTTTAAGACGATCATCACTGGGATACTGGAGAGAACCCGCTGCATAAAGATGACCCACTTTTAAACCTGCATGACTCCCGTACATGTTTGCCTGACCAGATTGACCACTGAGAAGATGAAGCCAGCCATGATTATCAGGTGAAAAAGTATATTCGTTGCCATCATCTGGAGTCATTCTATCTTGATTGAACCTACCAGATAATTTATAACCAGCGGCATTAGAAGCTGTCAATCGTAAACCTGCGTGTACATTTGATTCACTATGACACGTACGTATGTTTACCAAACGCATGGCCGGGTTTGGGTTTGCTGCTAGGTTGTTTTGTTCAACTAGGTACGGCCAATTTTCTGTGGAAACCAAAGTCATAACAGGAGCTTCTCTATACTTGGAGAACCCCGACCAGTCTCCGGGTGCTGTTAAGTGAAATTCTATTTTTGGAGCTTTTAACCTAATCCTATCTCCAGATGTTTCTTTTGTCACTCTATTCGGGTCGGCAGATGTTTGAAGACCCGTAACGTTTCCGTACGGATGGCTCTGCATCGAAGGCTGTCCAGTTAAACTCGAGCTCATAGGACCGGTTGACCATTTAGAGATTATTAATTCTGATTGATGTCCGGTAGTAGCATTACTTTCAAACCCCAAATAACGCGTTTCAATAGTTGTCGCACTTTCAAAATCATCTCCCGTGACCCCACCGAAAGCTAATCTTTGGGTTTTTGTACCATTAGAAGCACCTCCTATAGCCAATTCATTACATTTAACAAATCCTTCAAATAAAGAATTACCATTGAAAAGAGATGTGAGTGTATGTTTATAAACGAGAATGAGACCTCTTGCGGTTACATAAGAGCCATGAGGATAGCCGCCAGTGTTATTGTATCCAGGTACAGATACGAAATTCAGTTCACCACTTTTACACACATTTCTATAATTTTGATAATGATGTGCGCCGGCTATAATGCTTGGTAAATGACCCGTACCACCTATTTCGTTAATATCTCCACCACTTATAATGAAAGGTTCGGTTTGAAACCAATCTTTTCCCGTGTAATCGAACGTTGTTGTTATGAATGCAGAATGTACTCCTCCTAAAAAAATGCGACTACCATCCGAGGCCATAGCCACCTGACCCACCATACATCCATTTTCAGATGCGAGAGTTCCTGCTGGATAACTATTTACCCATGTATTCGTAATACTGTCATAATCGAAAACGTCGACTCGTCCGTGACGAGATTGATCGTCGGGGGGAGTTGAAAATTTATAAAAAGGTGAACCCACGGCTATTCGAGTACCTTCCGGGTTTATTTGTACTGTAGTTCCGAATCCACCGAATGATGAGGACGCGTTATTATCAAAAGTATCCACCTTAACAATACCTGCATCGTAACCAGGAATAAGGTTCCCCATTTGTGTAACCGCGTTAGGTGTACTCCAACTTGTATCTGGAGTACATTTCATAATTCTAACCTGCCCTATCTGGGGTGTTCTGAACCCAAACCCACCGATCGGATCTCCGCCGCTGTATCGATCCGCGATGAACGTCGCGCTCGTTGTGCTACTATTGATGATTGAGTTAGTTGAATATCTCACCGCTCTATGAGGATGATAACTATTCACCGCCCCAGCGTCGCCTATTGCCCAACACATAGTGTAATAGTTTGCCGTTCCACTATGCATATTGGAGTTGAGGTTGCTTATATGTGTACCAGGGGCGCCCACGACCATATGATCCCCAAAATCGCTCATTTTTACATGATACCCATAACCATTATAATCAGAATTTAAAGTTATGTTTCCACTCGTACTGAGAGGTAAACTATTTGTTAGACTCGAACCATTATCGGTATACGCGAGTGTAAATGAAGTTGCCGTTCCGAGTCTTTCGTACACGTATACTTTATTTTCTTCGGGAGCACCCACTGCAAATCTATCACCTTTATCACCACATAAAGAAACACAGTGCCCAAAAGAAGTTATTCCCGAAGCAGCGGATATAGTTTGGGGTGTTCCCCAACTCGTTCCGTTATAATCATAAACGTATACTTTGTTTATTCCCGGGGCTCCTACAACTATTCTATCTCCGTCCCAATTCATAGACACACTTTCACCGAAAAGTCCACCACCGCCGACGGCCTGATATATTTTATCATCATCAGGCAACCTCGATCTAGCGTCAGCGGCTTGCGTGCCGACTTGCCCAGTCGTAGTATCAGGGCTTTCTATGTATCCACCCGGAATCGTTCCCCATGTATCATTAGCCGCGTTATAATCGAAAATTTCGACATATCCCCTGTTTTGTCCACGCCAACCAGCGCTTGTATTTGGGCCCCATCCGGGTGCACCGCCAATAACGCGACGCCCATCGAAACTCGTATCTAAACCTCTACCAAATTCCGAAGTAACCGTCCTTCCTACCAATGTTGAATACCCACCAAGTTTTTCACCTGCCCAATACGTGTTTGTTGGTGTCGGCGACGTTTGGACCCAGTGAGCAGCCATTATAATAGAATAATAATTTTATTATCTTTGTTTTACGGGACGCTCTGCTACAACTTCTACGTTTTTTATAAAAATATTACGAGCGTGAACTCTGTTCACATCTATATCGTCAGCAACCGTTAAGTTTCTCGATACGTATACGTTTCCAGTTACGGCCAATTTATCCGCTCCTGTATCATCTATAGAAACGTTCGATCCAACACTGAGCGTTTTAGAAACGTCTGACGTACCTATCCCTACGTTCCCAGTAAAATGAACGGTGTTAGTACCGGTCCATTGACTCCCAGAGGTAAGATTGGAAAGTCCACCACCATCACCTATAAAAAATCCAGCATTTACTGTACCCGTCGAAGGTAAATCTAATAAATATTGCGGATCCGCGACTCCTATTCCCACATTACCCAAAGAATAATGAATTTTTCCATTTACATTATTGGCTGTCCATACTGCGGTACCGGAAGAACCACCTATATCCGTACCCCACACGACATCCGTACCATCACTCTTTAAAACCTGTCCAGTTGTTCCTAAGGCAAGTTTATTGAGTACATTATCTGCACTCGCGTATATGATATCACCCCGCGTGAACCCCGTCGTAATTGTGGAAGAATTAGAAATAATCGTCGCCGTTTCCAAATCGGATATACGAATGACATTATCATCTAAATCAGTTTTAAGTGCCACATCAGTTAATTCTAAACCACTTCCTATAAATTTAGATGCCGTCACGTTGCCTGTAACTAATACATTTCCACTTGTAATCAATGAAGTAGTTTGGTTAACTAGTTCTACTGTTATATTTGTTTGCGGATTGCTAGCTGTCACTTGCTGTAAGTTACCAACCGTTCCCGTGGCTCCCGGTACAACTTGCCAATCAACGTTTCCATCTGGTTGAACGGTGAGCACATGTCCGACAGTTCCTATAGATACGTTCGCGGCTTCTATATTCGAATCTGCGTAGATCATATCACCATGTGCCGCGAGGATGGAACTCAAATCGGCTCCACCACCTCCAGAGGAGTATTTCTGTGTAGATCGTCCGGTAGAACAACCACCCATTCTTATATTTGTATGAGACATTTTCCGGAGGGAAAATTCTCCACCTTTTCTTCTTTCTGATTCGGAATTTTAAACCCACCTTGCCTGTATACTTTGAGTCTTTTATTGTACATGGCAAAAAATACCGACCATTGATCTAAAATATCGTATATGCGTGGATTGTTCTTCTTACCGTTCGTTTCTCGCATGATACGACCTATACTCTGAACTATATCAGATTTGGGTGTTGCGAGAATGACCGTATCAAGACTGGGTATATCGAGTCCTTCATGCGCTTGACTAAACGTCGCGAATATAATTTGCTTTTTACTGGATTCAGCTAAATCTGCCTCTTTCATCCCACCCATGTATAAACCCGAACGATCCTTAAATCTTTGGTGTAAATATTCACAATGAAATCGACGATCGCTTAAAACTAATACTTGTCGAGTACTCCGCGTCGCGTCTCGGATCGTGGACATGATGAGCGCGTTTCTATCAGGCATTTCTGTAAGTTCCGTTATCATAGTCGCCAAAGAAAGTTTGCCATACCTGGTACACGGTGGTGGATCTCTGAATCGCTGACACGTAAATTCTAAAGGAAACACGTCGACTTGGTGTTGGTTCTCCCGTTCGACAGAAAAGAACGTGGGACCCATGAACCAGTGTAAAACTTTTGTGAGTCCGTCCTTTCTGTTTGGTGTAGCTGAAAGTCCGTATACGTGTTTTGGGCACAATTTAAATAGTGATTGTGAGAAAACTTTGGCGCATATATGGTGTGCTTCGTCGACGATGAGAGTTCCTATACTATCAAAATCTTCGAATGAATATTCTTTTAGAGAAAGAGATTGAAGCATGGCGATGACAAAATCACAGTGTACTTCTTTCTTATTTTGCTGAACTATACCTATAGTCGCCCCCGGACAAAATTGTTGTATACGTTCTTTCCACTGATTCGCTAAAAATTCCTTATGCACGACAATCATGGTTCGTAATCCCAGTTTACACGCTATGGCCAGGGATACGGTCGTCTTCCCGAAGCCGCAAGGCAATGAAAGAATTCCATGACCAGCTTCGATAGCTTTTCTGAGTGCTTCATTTTGGTGTGTTTCGTCTCGCAATTTTCCTTTAAACGTGACATTTATCTTAGATGGTTCTGGCCTTGTATCTTTAGTCTCTTTTCCAAACTTTTCTTCTGCATAAAATCGCGGTACGCATAATCCAGATTTTGCTTTCCTAAACACTTTAAAAGGTGGAGGTGCTACACCAAAATCTGCATTAACGATTGGGCGAACCGTGAGTTCTTTTTTAATTTCAGTGAGATCCGGAACTATATACCCAGTTCTCGTGAGACTCATTCATTTATTTCATTTTTAAACTTTATATACGACAACTTCCAAGTATATCCACTATAGTCTTCATATGTCCACTTACCCATAAACGAAACATCAATTTCAGCGTCGTCCCCCTTTTTTAAACTTTGGACGGGAACACCTTCAAATCGGCACATGACTCGATTATATCTAAATGGAACTTTAATCGTGAGTACATGACCTTCGAGTGGATCTTCTACATGTTTTGTTACGAGGTTATGTTTATTATGAGAAAACAACACACGTTTCATGTCATGGTCGTTTAGAAGAACACGTATATATTTTTTGTTATTATGTTCATACATGGGAGTGAATATTGATACTTGGAATTTCATTTATAATATATTAATTTTAAAACTTTATTTAGGTTTCCACTTAAGAAAACTTGGTACTAAAAGTAAAGCTCCGAGTAAAATTATAATGTCGATCATAAAAACTTTCTTTTTAATTTCTGGACACCAGTTCTTAAAATCTTTTATTTGTTTAGATTCTTGAGGTTTGGCCCAATGATAAAACATGGCGAGATACGTGGGTCCCATGTTCCTCCTACAATCATAGTGATGATCATAATACGCTAACATGATGTAAGGGAAATACAAAAGTGCTAGTAATATCCATTTGTTATTTTTTGGAAGATACCAATACCCACCCGCCAATGCGAATGTAAACCATATACATTTCCAGTTTACGACGGGTTTCGCGTTATAACATTCTTCTTTCTTCTCAGTATCCATATAAAACACCTCGAGAAAAAAAATATAAGTTAGAGAGATAAAATTATTCGTATGTATTAAGATGGCACTATGCTTGGGAATAAATGTGCCGAGTACAACTTCCAGGAAAGTGAAAACGTGGAAGTTTGCGAGTAAGTTTTTATGGAAAAATGCGACTGTACAAAATAAATCAGAGCTTGGTAGATGGGTGAAGCAAGAACTTCTCGATCTTGGACCGACATTTGTAAAATTAGGACAAATCGCTTCGACGAGAGCGGACCTGTATCCACCAGAGTTTACAAAAGAACTGGAATCCCTGCAAGATGATGTTCCTCCCGTGGAAATTGACATAGATGTAAAATATGATATTTTTAAAGAATTTGACCCTGTACCATTTAAATCCGCGAGTATAGGCCAGGTCCATATGGCCGTACTCCAAAACGGTCAAAAAGTTGTTGTAAAAATAAAACGTCCCAGAATCCTGGATATAATGAAGGAGGATACGGATACTATACGGGGTATAGTACATTTTTTAGAGCGCATTGGTATCGACACGGGAAATAGTTCAGGTTTAGTTCTAGATGAGTCAATAGAATATCTCTTGGGAGAGGCGGATTACAAACGGGAGATTAACAATGCTATAAAATTTCGGAAAAGTATGAAAGATGTTGACTGGGTGAAAGTTCCGAAAATGTATAAAAAGTATTCAAACGATGAAATGATCGTCATGGAATATGTACCATCAGTTAAACTGACTGAGATTACGGATAAGAGGGTGAATAAGAAGAAGATATGCGAAGCCTTGATAAATGCGTACGTCATCCAAACTATGGATAACGGCCTATTTCATGCTGATCCACATCCAGGTAACTTGGGGTTTTCATCAAAGGGACAGCTTGTATTTTATGATTTTGGATTGCTCGTACCATTGTCAGAAGAATTAAGGGATGGATTCACAAAACTTTTTGGGTTTATAATCACACGTGATACAGCGGGTATAGTTGATACATTGGTTAAATTGGGTGTTATTGTTCCGACTTCTACTGATATTTCAGATATTGAATTATTTTTTGAAAACATCTTAGGGTATTTAGAGACCCTAGATGGTTCTGGAATCGTGAACGATGATCTCGCCGCACAACTCGCGATTGAAAAACCATTCGTGGTACCGAGTAGTTTCGTGTACCTCGCAAAAGCCTTTTCGACTATAGAGGGTATATGTCTGAAACTAGATCCAGACTTTAACTATTTCACGTATTTGGAGCCCCTGATACAACAGCAGATAATAGAATCTGTGGATGTTGGTGATATATTCATGAAGACGACGGAGATTCCTGGGACGATAGGTAAAATAAGTACGGCTGTATCCGGGCTTCAAAAATCGAGGGGATATATGAAACGTACTATGATCAAAACGAGACAGGAAATTAAGATCGTCCAATACAGCGTGGTGTGCGCTCTATTGGCTGAGAAATTTGGGGACAATCCACCTTTGGCGATGTTTTTTGTTTTCTGTACT